AAATTTAGCAGATTATACAGTCACCTCTCAAATGAGGAAAAGTTATGAGGCAACAACAGCTACTGATTTTACTACAGCGAAAGTAGATGCTACAGGTAAAATAACAATATCGTTGACTGCAGTACAAACGGCTGCACTCAAATCAGGACGATATGTTTACGATATAGAGATAGCATCTTCATCGGAAACATTAAGAGTCTTAGAAGGATTAGTAACCGTAACACCTAATGTTACAAGAGCTTAGGAGATAATATGGCAACGACAGTAAACGCATCTAATACACCTATTAAAGTTTCAACTTCTATTGGTAGTACTAGAGTCGTTTCATCTACAACCACTCAATCACAAGTAGCGACGGCTACAGAATTAGGAGATCTCACAGGCATAGATGTTTCAGGAAAACAAAACGGATACACCTTAGTATATGATAGCGGCAGTGGTAATTGGCAAGCAAAACCGGCATCGGATGTTGCTTCATCGGTTACTTCTATTGACGGTGGCACATTTTAGTATGATATAAAGCTTTATATGATAATAAAAAATTTTACTAGGAGAAAATAAATGAGCACAACAATTCAAATTAAAAGGAGCACAGGGTCAGCAGCCCCAGGCGCTTCTGATTTGGTTGAAGGCGAATTAGCGTACGCAGAAGATAGATCCGGCGACGGAGCATCTGCTAAGTTATATATTTCTTCCATTGATTCCGGCAGTAGCGAGGTAATCCAAGCAATAGGTGGTAAATACTATACAGATTTACTAGATGGTGCTACCAATGCTAACACAGCTAGCAAACTCGTAAAAAGAGATGGCTCCGGGAACTTTAATGGTGGGACAATAACTGGAAGTACCTTAACAGACGGAACAGCAAGTATAGCATCTGGCGCTATTACAGGAGCAACAAATATAACAGCTTCTGGAACAGTACAGTTTGGTTCAATATCTGATGGTACAATAACAGCAACTGCATTTGTAGACGAAGACAATATGTCTTCAAACAGTGCAACGCTTATTCCCACACAACAATCAGTCAAAGCTTATGTTGACGCACAAGTAACAGCAAGTGATTTAGACGCAGCTGGTGATTCTGGAACAATAGATATAGATCTAGATTCAGAAACATTTACAGTAGCAGGTGGTACAGGTATTACAACTGCAGCATCTGGCACAACTATTACAGCAACTCTAGACGATACAGCAGTTTCAGCAGGTTCATACGGTTCTACAACAGCAGTTCCAGTAATTACTGTTGACGCACAGGGTCGTATTACAGCAGCTTCAACATCAGCAATCTCAACCTCATACACATTAGCAGCTGACTCAGGTTCTAATGATTCTGTAGCAGGTGGAGAAACAATAACATTTAGTGGTACAGCAAACGAGATTGAAACAACAGTTTCTAATAACGAAATTACAATCGGCTTACCAAACAATGTAACAATATCAGGTAACCTAACGGTTAGTGGTACAACCACAACTGTAGATTCCACAACTTTATCCGTAGCAGATCCATTGATCTCACTAGCAACAGGTAACAATTCATCTGACGCAGTGGACATTGGTCTATATGGTTTGTATGACACTTCAGGTTCAACAGACTTGTATGGTGGTTTATTCAGAGACGCTAATGACTCTGGTAAATGGAAGTTATTTAAAGACAACCAAGCAGCACCTACTACAACTGTAAACACAGGCGGAACAGGTTACGCAGTAGCTACATTAGTAGCAAACTTAGAATCATCTAGTGTAACAATTACAGGCGGTTCTATAACAGGTATTACTGATCTGGTAGTAGCAGACGGTGGTACAGGAGCAGGAACATTTACAAGTAAAGGTATTATTTACGGTAATGGAACAGGAGCTCTACAAGTAACAGCAGCAGGCACAGATGGACAAGTCCTACAAGCAGGCTCAGGCGGAACACCAGAGTTCGGTGGAATTGATGGTGGAACATATTAATAAATTTTAAGGATTTTGAAATGGATGAACAATTAATTAATGAATACATAAACAACTTGGCAAATCAGGTTAATACTCTGACCCAAGAAAATATTTTACTTAAGACTAGATTAGCTATTTTTGAGAAGAGAGAACAGGAAAAGGCTAAGGCTTCAGAAGAGTCTCAGCCTTCCTCACAAAAAGAGGAGACTCCTCCTCTCGTCTCTAAAGAGGAATAATAGATGGCAACGGTAATCAAGATCAAAAAATCCGAAACTTCTGGTAGTGCACCTACCACTTCGGATTTAGTTGCAGGTGAGGTAGCACTCAATACTGCGGATAAGATTGCCTATGTAAGAGACTCTAGCAATCAGATTATAAAGTTTGCAAACTTTACTGATGCAGATGAATCTTTAACATTCCCTACAGGAGATTGGGGAAGTGTAGCTTCTAGTTTAAGTACAGATGCTTTTGGACAACTTCTGGATAAAGAATATGATATGAATACAAGTATTAAATATCGTTTAGCAACAGAAGATATGGGTTCAGACTCATCAATATAAATAAGAATATAGGAGAGAATAATGCCAACACAGGTACAATTTAGAAGAGGGACAACTACACAAAACGAATCCTTCACGGGTGCTGTGGGTGAGCTTTCCGTAGATACTACGCTAGACACAATAAGAGTACACGACGGTTCCACAGCAGGTGGTATTAGACTCGCTAAGTTTTCTGAGATACAAGCAGGAGATATTACAGCAGTCGTAGCAGGTACAGGTTTATCAGGAGGAGCAACAAGCGGTAGTGCAACGGTTAACTTGTCTCACCTGGGTTTGGAAAGTTTATCAGATCCAAATGATGATCAAATAATTTTCTGGGACGACTCAGCAGGAGCAACAGCATTTTTAGATTTAGGCACAGGATTGTCTATATCAGGAACAACAATTTCTGTAGGAACCCTTAATCAGGATACTACAGGCAACGCAGCTACGGCAACAGCTTTAGAAACTGCAAGAACAATTCATGGTGTATCATTTGATGGTACAGCAAACATAGACTTATCCGAAGTAGTACAAGATACTGTCGGTGCTATGTTCTCAAGTAATACTGAGACAGGTATTACAGTTAGTTATGAAGATGGTGATGGTACTATTGATCTAGTGGTAGGAACACTTAACCAAAACACCACAGGTTCAGCAGCAACATTAACAACAGCAAGAACTATTAATGGCGTTAGTTTTGATGGTAGTGCTAATATAACAACATTAACAGCAGGAACTGGTGTATCAGTTTCAGGTACAGCAGTTTCAATAGGACAAGCAGTAGCAACATCAAGTAATGTTACATTTGCAGATCTAGCAGCAACAGGTAATGTAACTATTACAGGTAACCTAGATGTAAACGGAACAACTACAACATTAGATACTACAAACTCTACAATAGCAGATAGACTAATAGAGTTAGGAACAGGAACATCAGGAACACCAGCAAATGATATGGGTATTGTTCTTGAAAGAGGTTCTTCAGACAACGCATTTATAGGTTGGGACGAAAGTGCAGACAAGTTCCTAATGGGTACAGGCTCATTTACAGGAGCAAGCACAGGCGATCTTACAGTTACAACAGGAACACTTGTAGCAAACTTAGAAGGTAATGTTACAGGTAACTTAACAGGTAATGCAGATACAGCTACAGCACTTGCAACAGCAAGAACTTTGTCGTTTACAGGAGATGTAACAGGTACAGGAGACTTTGACGGTTCAGGTAACTTAGCAACAGCATTAACAATTGCAGCTAATAGTGTTGCATTAGGCACAGACACTACAGGTAATTATATGGCACAGGTAAGTGGAGGAGATGGTATTACTGTTTCTCACTCACAGGGAGAAGGCTCAACAGCTACAATTACAGGTACAGCAATTTATGACGCATCAGGATCAAAACTTAACTAGGGGTAGAAAATGGCATTAGCTAGCAGACAAGATTTACAAGATTACGCCTTAAGAAGGCTAGGTCACCCTGTTATTGAAATAAATGTAGATGAAGGCCAACTATCAGATAGAATAGATGACGCTCTACAATTCTTTCAGGAGTATCACTTTGATGGTGTAGAAAAAACTTATGTAAAACACCAAATAACAGGCTCAAAGTTAAAACTAACTGCTAACCTAGCAAACAATTTTCAGAAAGCAGAAGTAATTACAGGTGGCACATCAGGAGCTACAGCAGTAGTAGATGGTGCTGACGATACAGCACAATTTATAATGTTGGAACAAACTAGAACAGGTACCTTTGTAGGTGGAGAAACTATTACAGGTGCTGAGTCAGGTGCAACAGCAACTACACACGGAACAGACACATATACAAAAGGCGATATTGAAAATGGATATTTGCCTATTAGTAATAATATACTAGGTATAACCAGAGTGTTTAACTTTGGAGGTGCAGCAACAAACAATACAAGGGACGGACAACTATTTGATCTAATGTACCAATTTAGAATGAATGATCTGTATAACCTAATGGGTGCAGACATGATTTACTATTCAGTCGTACAAACTCACTTAACTACATTAGAAAAACTATTAACAGGGGATAGACAAATCCGTTGGAATAGAAAAACAGATAGACTGTATATAGATACTGATTGGGATAAAACATTTAATGTTGGAGACTTTATTGTAGCAGAAGCTTATGCTATTGTAGATCCTGCTACATACACAGAAGTCTATGATGATATGTTCCTTAAAAAGTATGTAACTGCTTTATTTAAAAAACAATGGGGTGAAAATATTAAGAAATTTGCTGGAATACAAATGCCTGGAGGAGTAACATTAGATGGACAAACTATCTATCAAGAAGCAATTCAGGAGATACAGGCAATAGAACAGGAGATGCAACTTAAATACGAACTACCACCTCAATTTATGATAGGATAAACCCATGCCAACGAATAATTATTTTCAGAACGGCGGTGGTATTGGTACAACAAACGAACAACGCTTAATAGAAGATCTAATTATCGAGAGCCTTAAAATCTATGGCCACGATACTTTTTACTTACCTAGAACAATGGTAAATAAAGATACAATCTTTGATGAGGCACAACTTTCTTCCTTTACACAAGCATATCCTTTAGAAATGTACTTGGACAATGTCCAGGGTTTTGAAGGACAGGGAGATATATTCACAAGATTTGGTATGGAAGTTAGAGATCAAGCAACTTTCATACTAGCAAAAAGACGATGGGAGGACATGGTAACAAGACAAGGTCCTACCGTTTCTCGTAAAGCAAGACCTGTAGAAGGAGACTTAATTTATTTTAGTAAAACGAAATCAATGTTTGAAATTAAATATGTTGATTTCCAAAATCCTTTTTATCAGGCAGGACAAATATATGTATTTAGATTGGTATGTGAATTGTTCGAATACAGTTCAGAAGATATAGATACAGGCATATCAGAAATAGATGCTATAGAAACAAAATACTCTCAAGACATGTTGGAGTATCAGTTCAAACTAGAGTCAGGAGATTTACTGTTGAAAGAAGATACAGGCTCATTAATTACAGAAGCATATCAAACAACTGTATCTGAACCAATAGATAACGCAGACTTTGATAGCTTAATAACACTAGAAGGTATATTAGACTTTAGTGAATCTAATCCATTTGGTGAAATAGGAGGCTCGTAATGTTTAAGAATAAAGTCTTCTATCATCAACATGTAAGAAAAGCAATTATTGCCTTTGGAACTATATTCAATGATATAAACATTGAAAGAAAGAATAGTTCAGGTGCAGTTACACAAGCATTAAGAGTACCTTTAGCATACTCTACTAAACAAAAGTTTTTAACAAGGATTGCTAGGGTTGCAGATACAAGTACAAGAGGCGAGGTAGCAATTACATTGCCTAGAATGGGTTTTGAAATAGATGGATTGGGTTATGATCCTGCAAGAAAAGTAGCACCTATACAAAGGAACAGAGCAATTGGCACAGGAGATGATGCCAATCAACAAAGAACAGTATTCAGTTCGGCACCATGGAACATGAATTTATCCTTATATATATTTGCGAAGAATCAAAACGATGGATTAGCAATAATAGAACAGATACTTCCTTATTTTAATCCTGACTTTAATATAACAATAAACGATCTCCCAGAAGTGGGAATCAAAAGAGATATAAAAATAACTTTAGATAATGTTGGTTATGAAGATGAATATGAAGGCGAATTCGCTAGTAGACTAAGTGTAGTATGGACATTAAATTTTACAATGAGACTTAATTTTTACAGTCATGTTTCTAATGTAGAAACTATTAAGAAAGCGGTAGTAGACGCTTACAATGATCCTGAGCTAAACTTAATCAAGGACCCGAATCAAAGAGTACGAGCAACAGTACAGGTTAATCCTAATACTGCTACTCCAGCCGATACATATACATTCTTGGAGGAATTTGATGAAGCATTCGAAGACTAAAAATACTTTTGAGGAATTAGATAAGAGCTTTAATACAAAAGAAATAACAAAAGCTCTTGAAACAAACCTTAAAAAGACACAAGAAGAAAGACAACTCCCTGCAGTAGACATGTCCGAAGAGGATAAACAGGAGCTTGCAATAAAACAACAAGAAGAAGATTTACAGTATGCCAGAATGATGTTAAAACAGGCAGAGGCATACAATGCTGAGGCTATTGAAGGCATACTACACATAGCAAGGAACTCAGATCAACCTCGTGCATACGAAGTAGCAGGAGGTTTAATTAAAAATTTACAAGACAATGCTAAAGATATGTTAGATGTACATGAGAAACAAAAGAGAATAACAGCAGACGATCCTAAGGCAAGAAATATTAAAACACAAAATAATGTATTCGTAGGAAGTACAAAAGATTTATTAAAGGCTATAAAAGAAGACGATACTAAAACTATCGATATAGAACCAGATGCCACAACCTGAACAAACCTCATATCACGGTAATCCTAACCTTAAGCCGTTAGCATATCAACACGACTTTACAAAAGAAGAGATAAAAGAGTATGTTAAATGTAAAGAAGATCCAGTATATTTCATAGAAAACTATGTAAAAATTATTACACTTGACTCTGGTCTACAACCATTTAAATTATACGATTGCCAAAAAGAAAAAGTAGATGTAATAATGAATAACAGGCGTGTGGTTCTTATGGAAGGACGACAGCAAGGCAAAACAGTTACAGCAGCTGCGTGTATATTACATTATACTATATTTGAGGAAGACAAAACAGTAGCTATAATGGCTAATAAATCAGCAGCTGCAAGAGAAGTATTAAACAGATACCAAATAATGTATGAGAACTTACCTTTATGGATGCAACAAGGTGTTAGAGTGTGGAATAAGGGTGATGTAGAATTAGAAAATAATAGTAAAGTACTAACAGCAGCAACAACAGCAGCTGCCATCAGGGGTAAATCAGTAAACTGGTTGTACATTGATGAGGCAGCAATCATACCTAATAATGTAGCAGATGAATTCTTTACATCTGTTTATCCTACCATTTCTGCTGGTGAGACAACTAAAATTCTACTTACATCTACACCATTAGGTTACAATCACTTTTGGAAGTTCTGGAATGAGGCAGAGAAAAAAACAAATGGTTTTGAACACATGTTCATTCCTTACTATGAGATACCAGGAAGAGATGAAAAATGGTTGGAAGAGCAGAAACAACTCTTAGGTGAGGTTAAATTTAACCAAGAGGTTATGTGTGAGTTTCTTGGTTCTACAAATACTTTAATTAATTCTCAAACAATTGGTAGACTAAGTTCAAAGACACCAGAGTTTCAAAATAACGGATTAGATATATATGAGAACCCTGAAGAAGGACATTACTACGCAATAGCGTGTGATACTGCTAGAGGCATAGGTGGAGATTATTCTGCTTTTGTGGTAATAGATATTACAGATATGCCTTATAAAGTGGTTGCAAAGTATCGTAAAAACGATATTGCTCCTATGTTATACCCAGATGTAATAGGCAAAGTAGGTAGAGACTATAATAATGCCTTTATATTAGTAGAGGTTAATGATATAGGACAACAGGTTGCAGAAATACTGCACCAAGAAGTAGAATACGAAAACATTCTAAGTACGGTTACAGAACAACAGAGGCAATATGTAAGCCCTGGGTTTGGTAAAGCTACAAAGCATGGAGTAACTACTTCAAAGCAAGTAAAAAGACAAGGGTGTTTTACATTTAAGTCGTTACTTGAAGAACAAAAACTGTTGATATTTGATGAACATATAATACATGAAATATCAACTTTTATAGAGAAGGGCAATACATACCAAGCCGACGAAGGCTATCATGATGACTTGGTAATGTGTATGGTATTGTTTGGTTGGCTTACAAGTCAGAACTTCTTTAAAGATATGACAGATGTCAATGTTAGAGAAGGATTATATGGACAACAAATGGGAGAAATAGAAAGTAACTTAACTCCATTTATAAGAGTCGACGGACAAGAACCAGAAGTAGAAGTATTAGGTAATGATGTTTGGCTATTAGAAGACGAATATCACCCTCGAAGCTTACAGAAAAAATTGAAAGACCTGATAAACAGGTAATGTAAATACAAAAAATATATCGTATTTACAAAATTGAAGGTTAAAATATTGTCATGTATAAATAGTAGGATGATAATTAATAAACTTGTGTCATTCATAAGATAATATAAACCGAGGAGAAAAACATGGCATTTCAGCTATCACCAGGTGTTCTTGTTAAAGAAACAGACCTTACTAGCGTTATCCCTGCAGTCGCAACATCAGTTGGAGCGTTTGTAGGAGATTTAGCGTGGGGTCCGGCAGGCGAGATCACAACAATTAGTTCAGAGAACCAGCTCGTTGAGCGGTTCGGAGAGCCAAATGACACTACTGCAATAAGTTTTTTTAGTGCAGCGAGTTTCTTGGCTTATGGAAATAACCTTAAGGTAGTCAGAGCAATAGATGATACTACAGCAGTTAATGCTGTTGCATCAGGTTCAGCAACACTGATTAAAAATGCAGATGATTACAACGAAAACCATTCAACCGGTTCAGGTTCAAATGGTATGTGGGCAGCTAAATATCCTGGCGCTTTAGGTAATTCACTTAAAGTTGCACTAGCGGATTCTAGTAATTTTGATACTAACTCTGTAGCATCTGCTACTATTACAGCAGCAGGATCTGGTTATTCATCAGCTCCTACTTTGACATTTGCAGCGGCACCAGCAGGCGGAACTACTGCTACAGGTACAGCTACAGTAAGTGGCGGAGCAGTTACAGCAATCACTATTACTAATCCAGGTGAAGGATACACTTCAGCCCCAGCAATAACTTTCAGTGGCGGAGGCGGTTCTGGCGGAGCAGCTACAGCAGTCTTGTCTACTGAATGGACATATAATAACGAATTCGACAGAGCCCCTGGCACTTCTATTGGAGCAGCTAGAGTAAGTGGTTCAAATGATGAAGTTCATATTGTCGTAATTGATGAAGACGGATTGTTCTCAGGAACAATTGGTACAGTATTAGAAAGATTTGCAAATTGTTCTAAAGCATCTGATGTTAAAGGACTAGAAGGCGGATCTATTTTCTATAAAGATGTAGTAAATACCCAGTCTAAATATGTATATTGGACAGACCACCCAGCAAGTGATGCTACTTGGGGTGTTTCTGCTGCCAATCAAGCATTTACATCAGGGTTTACAACAGCAGAAGCAACTGTTTCATTAACAGGCGGTGTTTCTGATAGTCCTGACTCAGGAGATTTACAAACAGCATGGAGTTTGTTTGCAGACTCAGAGCAGATAGATGTAAACTTGTTAATAACAGGTGGCATCGGACTTACTGATCAAAAATATGTTCAAGACAACATTGCTAAAGTAAGAAAAGATTGCGTATCTTTCCACTCACCGCTATTTGCCTCATGCGTTAATAACGCAGGTTCAGAAGTAACAAGTATTACTACTGATAAAGGCTCACTAGCATCAACCAGTTACAGTTTCATGGATAGTAACTGGAAATATATGTACGATCGTTATAACGATGTGTACAGATGGGTTCCACTAAATGGAGACACAGCAGGTCTTTGTGTTGCAACAGACAACGCAAGGGATGCTTGGTTCTCACCAGCAGGATTTAACAGAGGTCAAATAAGAAACGCTGTTAAATTAGCTTGGAGTCCTAGTAAGGCTAACAGAGATGACTTATACAAAATTGGAGTCAACCCTGTAATAAACAGCCCAGGAAACGGTATTGTACTGTTCGGAGATAAAACTCTATTAGCAGCACCTAGTGCGTTTGATAGAATTAATGTTCGAAGATTGTTTATTGTTCTTGAAAAAGCAATATCTACAGCAGCTAAATTCCAGCTGTTTGAGTTCAACGATGCATTTACAAGAAATCAGTTTACATCGATAGTTAATCCTTTCTTAAGGAATGTTCAAGGTCGTAGAGGAATACACGACTTTAAAGTAGTATGTAATGAAAGCAACAACACAGATCAAGTTATTTCAACTAACTCTTTTGTTGCAGACATTTTCATTAAACCTAACAGGTCAATAAACTTTATTACATTAAACTTTATTGCTACTAGAACAGGCGTTAGCTTCGAAGAAATTGGTGGTTAACACTTATAAATAACTTAAAGAATTAGGAGAAAAAGATGGATGTAAATAAATTTAAGGCAGCACTAGCCCAAGGTGGCGCTCGTCCTAATCAGTTTAAAGTTACACTTGCATTTCCAAGTGTACCCGATGTTCCTAAAGTAGAGGAACAATTATTGATTAGTGGAGCAGCTTTGCCGGCTTCTACCGTTAACCCAGTTATTACACAATACAGGGGTAGGGAAGTGAAGTTTGCTGGCGAAAGAATTTTTGATCCTTGGACTATAACCGTAATTAACGATGCTAGTCAATCGTTAAGGCGTCCTTTCGAGAACTGGATGGAGTTGATTAACAATAAAGAAGATAATTCTGGTAACCTAAATTGGACAGAGTATCAGAAACAAATTATTGTTGAACACCTAGACAGAAACGACAAAGTATTACCAGGTGGTAAATACATATTAGAAGACGCGTTTCCTATTAATATGTCAGAAGTTGCATTACAATATGCACAGAACGACATAATTGAAGAATACACGGTTACATTCCAATATCAACATTATGAAGTATTTTAAGCAATAGTGCTTAACAGGTAAAAATTATGGATTTATTTGGGTTTGAAATAAAGCGGAAAGAGCCACAGAAGAACGATAAATCGTTCGTGGCTCCGTCCACAGACGATGCAATAGAAAGCATACGAGCCGGTGGGTATTACGGCACTTATCTAGACTTAGAAGGTGTCGCCCATACGGAAGCAGAGCTTGTAAAAAGGTATCGCGACATTGCCAATATGGCTGATGTAGATACCGCAGTAGAAGATATTATTAATGAATCTATTGCACAGTTAGAAAACGAATCGCCTGTGGAAATAAATCTCGACAATGTAGAATTGTCGTCTGCTATTCGTAAATCAATATCCAAAGAATTTGAAGAACTTAAAAATATGATGGACTTTAAAAGTAGAGCCCAGGATTATTTTAGAAGATGGTATATAGATGGCAAATTGTTTTTTCATAAAGTCATCGATATAGACAATCCTAAACAAGGGATTACAGATATTAGATATATCGATCCTAGGAAAATTAGGAAAGTGCGTGAAGTCAAGAAGGAAAAGAATCCTACTGGCGTAATGTTTGTTAAAGATGTAGAAGAGTTTTACATCTATAATGATAAAGGAGTAACTACAAAGCCAGGTGCTTATGTAGCTCCAGAGAACCAACAAGGTTTGAAGATAACAAAAGACGCCATAGCATACGCACCAAGTGGTTTGGTAGATCACGATAAGAATATTTCACTATCGTATCTACATAAGGCAATTAGGCCTGCAAACCAGCTTCGTATGATGGAGAATGCTGTTGTTATATATAGAATAACAAGAGCACCTGAAAGAAGGATATTTTATGTAGATGTTGGTAACTTGCCGAAGATGAAGGCAGAACAATATCTAAAAGACATAATGGATAGATATCGTAATAAATTAGTTTACGATGCTAACACAGGTGAAATTAGAGATGATAAGAAGTTCATGTCTATGTTGGAAGACTTCTGGTTACCTAGAAGGGAAGGCGGAACAGGAACAAGTATTGATACATTGCCAGCAGGTCAAAACCTAGGGCAGATTGAAGATGTAGAATATTTTCAGCGTAAATTGTATCAGTCATTAAACATTCCTGTATCGAGATTAGAACAACAGGCTGGATTAAACTTTGGTAGAGCAGCTGAGATAAATCGAGACGAGATGAAGTTTACAAAATTCATCATCAAGTTAAGAAGAAAGTTCTCGGTATTGTTAAGCGATCTTTTAAGAACGCAGCTCTTACTAAAAGGTGTTATAACAGAAGACGATTGGGATTCTATTAAAGATGATATAGAATACGAATTTGCTACTGATGCCTACTACACAGAATCTAAAGAACAAGAGATTTTACGAAGTAGGGTAGAAGTATTAAATGGTCTTGCTGCTTACATAGGAACATTTTTTAGTAAGCGTTACATTCAAAAGAATGTTTTAATGCTAACTGATGAGGAAATTGATACTATTGAAACTGAATTACTAAGTGAACCACAGTATCAAAGACAATATCAATGGAGTCCATTAAGTGCCGTTCAACAAGACGGACCTCAAGGACCCGAAGGACCGGCCGGCGAAGGAGTACCTGATCCAGGACAACCTGAACCCGGACCAGACCAATAAATATAATGATGGAGATATAAAAATATGTCAGAACAAGATAGAACAAAGGAAGTTACAGATTTAGTGAGCGATATACTAGCAGGTAATACTGCAGATGCTCAAGAAAAATTTAACGACCAAATGGCATCTAGAGCTAATGAAGTTTTAGATGACAATAGAGCAGGTATAGCAACTGATGTCTTTAATAAGCATAGTGTAGATCCTGACATGGAACCACAAGGTGTTAGTTTAGAAGACTCACTTGTGGATATAGATCAAACAACAGGCAGGCCCGTTGAGGAACCTGGAGAAGGAGAAACAAATGAAGACATTTAAAGATTTTAGAAACGGGACTATTACCGAAAGTCCTGTAGATGGTGTCTCTAAAGGCTCACTAGAAGGCGATAAGCACATGTGCGCTAGCAAAATTTTCAAAGAAGGTTTTGGTGAGGGAACACCTATTATTGGAGAACATGCAGAACCAGTTGATGGCGAAGTGTCTTGGTATAAAGTAATGTTTGAACACGGTATCGAAACAGTTGAAGTGGATGATCCTAATGTTGAAATTATAGAGGAAGGTTCTCACGGGAATCATGCCAAAAAACCAGCAAAAAAATATTAAATAAAAGGAATAACACATGGCAGTCACAGTAAACGCACTTAAATTAACCCAAGTCCAGGGTGTAATTTCTGTAAGGGGGACTGCTGCTACCGGAACAATTGCTCTAGCAACAACGCTAAAGAAATCAACTGAGACGCAAAGCTCCCCAGCAGTCAATATAAAAGGACTACATTGGACCTTGTCTAGCGGTGCTAGCGCCAAGGTGCAAAGAAACTCCGTCGTATTATTTGAGCTTATGGAAAGTGGCTCATTAGATATGTACGGGTACGCAGACAATTCAGAAAACACATCAAATATTGAAGTGGTTATAGCAGGCGGAGCAGGAGGCACAGTTATAGTAGATTGTGCTAAAATATCAGGCTATGGCTCACAACAACATCAAGATGCACCATTAGACACTAACGACTCAGGTAATGTCTATGATGGTGGTTCATTAGGTTAAGGAGAAATAGATGAGATTAATTAAAGAATTTAACGAAACAATTAATTATTTGGTTGAAGATAGTAAAGATCCTAAGAAACCTAATGTATTCATAGAAGGTGTTTTCTTACAATCAGATTTAAAAAACAAAAACGGCAGAGTCTATCCTAGAGAGATCATGCAGAGAGAAGTCAACAGATATGTTGAAGAAAATGTAAAAACTAAAAGAGCTTACGGTGAATTAGGACACCCTGAAGGCCCTACAGTTAATTTAGATAGAGTTTCTCACATGATTACTTCACTTAAAGAGGATGGAAACAATTATGTTGGTAGAGCCAAAATTATGGACACACCAATGGGTCGTATTGTAAAAGAACTTATTAGCGAAGGCGCTCAACTAGGTGTATCATCTAGAGGTTTGGGTAGTCTAAAAGAAAGAAATGGCATTAATGAAGTACAAGATGACTTCATGTTAGCTACAGCAGCTGACATAGTGGCAGATCCTTCAGCACCAGACGCTTTTGTTTCCGGCATAATGGAAGGGAAAGAATGGGTTTTTGTTAATGGTAAATGGACAGAACAGGATATAGAGGAGACGCATAATATAATCTCTAATACATCATCGAAAGAACTAGAAGAAGCTAAGATGGCTGTTTTTAGTAATTTCTTGAACAAACTGTCTAAATTTTAGTAGAAATCTGTATAAATATAAATAGTTTATTAGATTATATTACAATTTAAATAATCCTAAAAGGAGAGTAACATGGGAGTAGAATCCAAAATCAGAGAACTGCTAGAAGGTAAGTTGCAAGACGACACCGTAGCAGTTATAGACGAGCAGATTGCTGGAGATCAACAACCGCCTATGCAAGGTGGTAGTTCCAAAGCTAATTTGCCAACGTCTTCGGCGGATGCACATCGTCCTTTGGACAAGAAAAGCAACGGCGACGCTACACCTCCTACTCAAGGAAGCTCAAATCCAAATCCTGAACAGCAAGACCTAAGTGGTACAAGTAACCCAGAAGGTGGATTGACAAGCGAAGTTGGTAAAGCAGCTTCAGCTAAAGCTTCTAAAGCTCCTGGCCTAGAAGGCTCAGGCGCTGGCCAAGCTCCTAACTACACGAACGGGCAAGATGCTCAATCAGTAGTTAATCAAAAATCTTCAGAAGGCGTTCGAGGACCTATTGGTGAAGACGAAGAAGTCGAAACCGAAGAGGACCAAGAAGTACTTGATTCAGAAGTCGAAGAGATGGAAGATCAAGAAGTAGTAGCTGAAGAAGAGCTTGAGGAAGGGGAAGTAGAGTATGTTAACGAAGGTGAAGAAGGTGATGAAGAGGAAGAATTAGTCGAGGAAGAAGAACTTGACGAAGACGAACTCGAAGCTCAAACACTATTCGAAGACGACATTGCTAACTTATTTAAAGACGAAGAGCACCTTTCAGAAGAATTTAAAACACAAGCCGCTTCACTTTTTGAAGCAACGGTTGTGGCTCGAGTCAATCAACAAGTAGAGATCATTGAGAACGAACTTGTTGAGGAAGCTTCTAAAGCTTTCGACGAAGCAAAAGAAAAACTTGTAGAAAATGTAGACAAATACCTCAGTTATGTAACTGAGCAATGGCTCAAAGAAAACGAGTTGGCTGTTGAATCAGGCTTACGCAACGAAATTACTGAATCATTCATTAACGGAATGAAACAGGTCTTTACAGAGCATTACATTGAAATGCCTGAAGAGAAATACGATGTGTTAGCAGAACAACAGAACCAAATAGATGAGTTAAGATCTAAGTTAGACGAAGAGATTAACAAATCTGTTTCTATCAGCGAGGACAGAGAACAACTACAGAAGGAAAAAGTTTTTCGTTCCGTGGTTAACGATCTAGCTGAAACTGAAGTTGAAAAGTTTGCATCACTCATTGAAGATGTTTCATACGACAATGAGGAAATGTACACTTCTAAACTTAATGTTATCAAGGAAAATTATTTTCCTAAAGCAAAATCTGATGACACAGACAAGCTAGGTGATAGCGTTGATCAGGGAACTTTAACAGACAACACCGTGATGAGTAAATATGTACAAGGTATTTCTCAAGCAGCGAAGTTTGATAAGGTTAAAAATTAACATTTTTATAAATAATTAGGTTATAAAATATAACAAACAAAGTAAAACAAGGAGAAACTGATGTATCTTTCAGAAGAACTACAAAAGAAGTGGCAACCAGTTCTTGAGCACGGTGACTTACCTGAGATTCAGGACCCGTACAAAAAAGCTGTTACCACAGTAGTACTCGAAAACCAAGAGAAGGCTCTTCGTGAAGAAAAAGAAGCTCTTTTCGAGGCTACACATGCTAACCAAACAGGTGCAGGCGTTGATAACTATGATCCTATTTTAATATCATTAGTTAGACGTGCTTTACCTAACCTTATGGCTTACGATGTTTGCGGAGTACAACCAATGTCTGGACCAACAGGTCTAATCTTCGCTATGAAGTCACACTATACTAGTCAAACTGGTACAGAGGCTTTATTTAACGAAGCAGACACTGATTTCTCAGGTGCAGGAACACATGCTGGAGCTAATCCAGTAGATGGAACTTACACTACAGGAACAGGTGTATCTACAAGCACTGCAGAAGGCTTTGGAGACAGCACTACACTAAATGAAATGGCATTCTCGATTGAGAAGACAACTGTTACTGCTAAATCAAGAGCATTGAAAGCAGAATATACAGTTGAACTAGCTCAAGACTTGAAAGCTGTTCATGGTTTAGATGCAGAATCCGAGCTAAGTAATATCCTTTCACAGGAAATACTTGCAGAGATCAACCGTGAGGTAATTAGAACTATTTACAAAGTGGCAAAAACAGGCTCAGCCTCAACTGCTACAGCTGGAACATTTGATTTAGATGTTGACAGTAATGGTAGATGGTCAGTAGAAAGATTTAAAGGTCTTTTATTCAATATCGAGCGTGACGCTAATGTTATAGCACAAGACACCAGGCGTGGAAAAGGTAACTTCATCATCTGTTCATCAGATGTTGCAAGTGCTCTTTCAATGTCAGGCGTACTTGACTATGCACCAGCATTATCAACTAACTTAAATGTTGATGACACAGGTAATACATTCGCTGGTGTATTAAACGGTCGTTATAGAGTTTACATAGACCCTTATTCAGCTAACACAGGAGCTGCTAGTCAGTTCTATGTAGTTGGTTATAAAGGAACTAGCGCATATGACGCAGGTCTTTTCTACTGTCCGTATGTACCGCTCCAAATGGTTAGGGCTATTGACCCTAGCACATTCCAACCTAAGATTGGTTTCAAAACTAGGTATGGCATGATCGCTAATCCATTTGTAATGCAGTCAGACGGAACTACAGATGCAGACACATTTACTGCAGACCGTAACCAGTACTACAGATCAGTCAAAGTTACAAACTTAATGTAATTTAGATCTAATTCTAGAAATAGAATTCTAAAAGGGCTTCAGATTTGGAGCCCTTTTTTTAT